ACATCCTGGAATGTTAATTCCGGAGGCTGGTCCCAATTAACAAAGAACCAGCCATCCTCTATTGCTCTTTCTACAACTTGATCTGAAGTGTATCCGGTTTTAGATAAATATCTGAATGTTCCTTTATCTGTAATACACTTCAAATCAGAGACCCATTTATCAGTTGATCGAAGTTTGTTTTGTGCAAACCAACTTAAAAAAGGTTTATTAATCATTTACCCTCACAGACTTTCATGCAGATCTCTTCTGCTAGTTTGTTAGAAGTAAAATATCTATCCTTCTTATTGAATGGGATATTGTTGGCCATAAAGAGTTTGTGCACCTTCACTCTCTGAAAAGGTGTGGCATCTCTTAACCACCATTTAACTTCATGATCCCAGAAATAAGCCTGGCCCATATAGTGATCTGTACCAACAAATGATTTATCTAATTTATTGATAGCTCTAGCTGAGACTGTATCGTAATTTAAGACCAGCTCGATCTTCCAATGTTCTTTCATAGATACTTTGTTCATTAGCCCTCCTTTTTCTTAATTAAATAAATTCCATCACTTTCATTATCGTAATGACAATTTATGTTTAAGTTTTTTTCATCACAAAAATCTTGTATTGCAAGAGTGTCGTGATCATACATACCAGGCGAATAATCCTCCCATAGAAGATTGCATTTTTTCTCAATCCATGTTTTGTAGTCTGGATATAATTCTCCAAAATCTACATCGTCATTGACCCATCCAAAATGCTCAACCTCTGTTGGAATATTAATAACTTCTTTTTTTAATTTTAAGTTATTCATTATCCCTCCCTTTTTTGTAAGATTGATAATAGTTGACCCTTCTCAAGTCTTTTATGTCCCCACTTGATAGGAGCATCTTTAAAATCTTCGAGTTTAATTTTATTATCTAGAAGATTTAAAACATCTATTAAAGGTGCTCTGTAAGTGTCATTGCCTTTTACAAACTCTAGTCCAAAGTTTGCTGTTACTCGTACATTGTCCCAGGCCATTATCCCTCCCTCTTTTCTAATGCTACAGAGTTAACATTGTTTAGTCTTTTTTCTTTTTCTTCTGTGCTTAGTTGGTCCCAATCTTCCGGAAATTGTATTCCAGGAACTTTTTCATAGAACCTTTTTTGATATTTAACTTTAGCCTCTTTATCATTCTCAGATAAAAGACCGAACATAGCTGAAACCATGCCAACAGTTTTTAACATATCCGGAGCTGGTTTATCTTCATAGCCTCTAGCTTTTTCAAAAGAGCTTTTAAAATCTTTGTGTGGTATTCTTAAAAACTTTCTTTCTACTCCAGCATAATCCTCAATCCAATTAAGGTGTTTTGCTGTTGTTACACTCCAGACATTTTCTGAAATTGTAAGTTGACCATCTTTAATAAAAGCTACCGGAGTAGTGTAAGAATAAAAAACTACTAAACCATCTTCATGCTTTTTATAAAGATTTCTTGTTGATCTTAGATATACTTTTGCACTCATGGGACCTCCTTTTGTTGTTTCCTTGTTAATTGTTCTCATATTGTGCACCTAGAGTAATAGTATATTTCTAATATATCGTCAACATATATTTTAAATAAAGGAGAAAATATGTCAAAAAAGCCAAAATTAGTTGGTGTTTACTATAAAATCCCACAAGAACTAAAGGACAAACTCCAGGACCAAGCCAAAATTGAGAGAATACCGGTGGCAACCCTAGTTTGTGATATGTTAGAATTGAGCCTGGCCATAAGGCCCAAGGTCAGACAAGACCGGCTCGATAAACTCGTAAATTCTGCAAGAGGGATGGTGTCAGATGTCAAAAGATAAAATTAATCCGGACCATTACAAAAATAATTCAATCGAAACATTTAAAGCAATCACTTCACAATTCACAGAGGCTGAAACAATCGGAGCTATAAAATTTAATATTGCAAAATATATTTTTAGAGCTGGTAAGAAGGTCCAGAGCCTGGAAGGTGCAAGAGAAGATGTCAGCAAGGCTCATTGGTACACCGAGAAACTTTTGCAAGTGTTAAACGATTTAATTAAAAAAAGAAATAAGGACCCGAACAGAGAATTGACAGACGATGAACTTGAAGATCTGCTCAACCCTGGTCGAGTTATAAAATTTAAAAACAAAAGGAAAAAACATTACGATGACGACAAAGATCCCAAATAATGTAATGAAACCTCCGAAGGGTTTCGAGTATGTAATAAATAAAGATCCATCCAAGCCAAGAGTTTCAGTACAAAGGCAAGACAAAAAAGATAATGAAAGAATTTCGCAGCTTGAGGACATGATTTTTAACTTACAAGACGAGCTCAGAGTATTAAAAAGAAATCAAAAGCAGCAGATTAACTCTTCAAATCAGAAACAAAAAAGAGTTTGGATGGAAGATATATTGGATGCAGTCTGTAACCATTTTAATGTTGGTAAGGATTATATTCTGAGCCCTAAAAGATATGCTGAGATTGTAGAGATAAGATCATGCTTTATTAATTTATGTTATGAATTAACTAATGCCTCTCAACCAGCTATTGGCCGGTATTGTGGAGGAAGAGATCACACAACAATCATTCATCATGTAAGACTTAAAAGAAACAAAAGTAATTGCTGGGACATAAGGACCAAGAATGGCTTAGATTTATGGAATGACTTCAACAAACTATCAACTAAGCTGAAGGCCGAGGCTGAACCCGATAATGAATGACAAAAGATAAGCCAGACTATGGAAAAGGCAAGACACCTGGACACTTCTGCGTCATACCACAACGAGCTGTTGCTGATATAAGATTTAAGAAGTATCCGAGAACCTTCATGGTGCTTTGTGCTCTGGGTAATTATACATCCAGGCAAGGTGTCTGTTGGCCGAACCAAATCACTATTGCTAAAGTATTAGGAATAAAGTCTCAGTCTACTGTATCAAAACATATTAAAAAATTAATTGATATGGGTTATATAAGATATGCTAAGAAACATCCTGGACTGAAGGGCAACAAGTATTTTATGGTGTTCGATCCGGATATTACTGAAGAGGATGCGAAGGCTACAGCTACAGATCAAGATCGAGCCTATGAGGAAAAGCCAGAAATACCTAAAGGACCTAAGATGAATGATAAGACCAAGTATTCACTCAGAAGGAATACAAAGAAAGAGGAAAAAGCTACAGTAAAAGCGAGGGATAAAGAAGATATTCACTACAAGGAATATGTAGATATTCATTCAGAGACGATACATAACAACAAACTTAACAATGATATATACCCTATAGGTAAATCTATATTAAATAAGTTTAAGAAACTAACCGAAGAGATATTCGGTCAACACATACAGTACGATCAAGGCCAACTTGATTTAGTCTCTTCCTGGATAAAAGATAAGGGATTGACCGAAGATTATGCTGTAAAAAGAATAAAGGAAGTATTAACCTGGCGAAGAAATAACAAGCGAGATAGTGTGAAAACAATTAAATTCTTTGAATATGTATTCTTTAAACAAGATAAACCCAAGGATAATAAGGAACTAATACAAAGGATTGTTAAGAAGATAGCAAGGTCCAAGAGTATAAGGAATTATAAATAGTAAACGAACCTTTACACTTTATAAAAGCTAGGCTTTACGCAGAGAATATACGAAAATAGAACATTTGCGTACATCGGTGGTACAAAAAGCGAACACCTTCCCCCCTGGCGTCTGTCTACTATATGGGGGGGATCCTCACAATTTTTTTGCAGAATTTTTATTAATGGTTTATAACAAAACAAATCGGAAACATAACAGAAAGGAAATATATGTCTAACGGACCGACACACAGCAACCGAACCTTCAAGCTAATGAGAACTACTACCTTATCAGAAGGAAAGTATATTATCGAAACTTGGAAAGGTTCTAATTACAATAAAGAGACTGGGGAAAGAACTGATGTCCCTGGAGCTTTAGATATTAAGATCTATAATTTAGATCCATCTAAAGAATATAACAAGGGAGATGCAGTTATCTTTTTCAGAGTGTTTGAGAATGATAATTCTAGCAAAGGGAATATACCTCAACACCAGCAATCAGCAGCAGAAAAGACTGAACTAAAAGATGACGAAATCCCCTTCTAAAAAAAGGATCGTTAAGCCTCCTCTGGATCGTTTCGGTGGTATCCGAGTGGTTCAGAGAAGGTTAAAGAAATCCGAAGTGATCGAGCACAACAAAGAAAATGTTGCTCAAGAACTTATTGATATAGCAACGGCTAATATTGCCGATATTGTTTGGTGGGATGACCAGGGCAATGTCTCTGTAAAAGATCCTAAAAACATACCTAAAGCAGCAATCAAAGCTATTAAAAAAATAAAAATGATCCCGACAAAAGCCGGTCCTCAGTTGGAAGTAGAACTGCATGATAAAGTTTCTGTGTTAAGAACTTTAGCTAAAGCATCTGGTTTATTAGAAAGCCAGGATGATGTAGAACGACCATCTGTAGTTGGGATTGTAATGCATGGACCCGAACCTAAAATAATTGATGGAGAAATAGATGAAGAGAAAATTGAACCACAGCGAAGTGGAGAGGATCCAAGTGGTGATGTTAAAGAAACAACTAAGTGATAGGCAATGTGCAGATCTCGCTGGTCGAACACTTGCCGATTGGAGAGATATTGTATTTAAAAAAAAATCGGAAGATGATACAACAATCAAATCTATGCTTGAAAGATTAGAACAATGAGTAGTGCAATAACTAATCTTAATTTAGATTTCTCTACATCACCTACTGTATGGAAGTTTCTAAAAGATAAAAGTTTTGTTAGAGGTTTAATGGGTCCAGTTGGATCCGGTAAATCGTATGCTTGTGCAGCAGAGATTATGCTTAAAGCTGTGAGCCAGGTACAAAGTCCTCGAGATGGGATCAAGTATTCTAGATTTGTTGTTGTGCGTAATTCTTATCCGGAACTGAGGACAACTACTATAAAAACATGGCAAGAATTATTTCCAGAAAACATTTGGGGACCATTTAGATGGAGCCCTCCATTGACGCATCATATAAAATTACCACCGAGAGACGGAGCTCCAGGAATAGATTGTGAAGTTATCTTTTTAGCTCTTGATCAACCTAAAGATGTTAGAAAGTTATTATCAATGGAGTTGACTGGTGCATGGGTTAACGAGGCAAGAGAATTACCTAAAGCTGTTATAGATGGATTAACACACAGAGTTGGAAGGTATCCTACATTATCAGATGGTGGAGCAAAACCCTGGAGAGGAATTATTATGGATACGAACCCAATGGATGATGATCATTGGTGGTATAGATTATCTGAAAAAGAAAAGATGTCTGGCCAGTATGCCTGGAAGTTTTATAAGCAGCCAGGTGCAGTTATTGAATACACTAAAGATGATTTACCGGAAAATCCAGAGGCTAATGGTTTTATTATGTCAGCCAATAAATGGTGGATGTCTAATCCTAAAGCAGAAAATAAAAAAAATTTACCTAACGGATACTACGAACAAACACTACTCGGAAAGAATATAGATTGGATTAGATGTTATGCTCAAGGTTTATATACTTATGTTCAAGAAGGCAAAGCTGTTATTACAGAGTACGATGATAACATTATGTCAACGGATGTTATAGAGCCAGATCCATCTGTACCAATTCAAGTTGGTGTTGACTTTGGTTTAACTCCAGCAGCTATCTTTGGCCAAAGATTAACTAATGGTAGATGGGTTATCTTACATGAGCTTGTAACTTTTGATATGGGTCTTGAAAGATTTGGGACCATGTTAAAATCAGAACTCGCAAGTCGATTTCCAAAGTTTGATGTTTTAGTTTGGGGAGACCCGGCTGGACAAAAGAGAGATGAGATTTATGAAGTAACTGCATTTGATCATTTAAGATCTATTGGATTGACTGCTAGACCAACTGCAACGAATGATTTCAAAGTAAGACGAGAGGCTGGTGCAATGCCTATGAATAGATTGATAGATGGTAAGCCAGGATTATTGATTGACAAAAAATGTAAGAGACTTCGTAAAGCATTGAGTGGTGGTTATCATTTCAAAAGAGTACAAGTAACCGGGCAAGAAAGATTTAGAGATCAACCTAACAAGAATGAACATTCCCATGTCGGTGATGCTTATATGTATTTATTATTAGGTGGTGGTGAACACAGAGCTCTAACTAGAGGATCTAATCCTAAATTCAGACAAGCTACAGCCAATACAGATTTTGATATTTTTGCATGAAAAAAAAATGGAAAGTTAAAATCTGGTCTGCGTTAGATTTAGAACAAAGTATCGAAGTAGAAGTAGAGGCTACAGAAAAAGAAATGCAAGAGATAAAAATTTCTGATAAATTTAGGATGACCTATGAACTTAGCGACACTTGAGAGTATATTTGGTATCCAGGGCAAAGACGATCCGTTAACAGTATTACCTTTTAAATCTTATCTACTAAACTTGATGGACCTACATCAAGATGATTACGATCACATGAAACAGATACCTGGTTATCTAGAGTATTTAGATAATGCTACTAAACAAGGTTATGGCTATACAGTCTTAGATCAAGGTAAGCCTATAGTTTGTTTTGGTTTGGTCCCACAATGGCCTGGAGTTGCAGAGCTATGGTTGATACCAGATATGAAACTAATATTTAAACATAAGTTAAAATTTCATAAAGGAGCTAAGAAGTTTATGGAGCTTTGTGCTGAAGAGTTAAATTTGCATAGACTTCATGTAACAGTAAGTGCTCGAAATGTTCGGGCTATCAAATGGATAGAAAAAATATATTTCTCTAGAGAAGGAGTATTAAAAAAATATTCCTTTAATAAAAATGATATGTTAATGTATAGTAGAATATTTGAGAGGTAAAATGGGAAGTTTATTTAAGGTACCAAAGTATACTCCACCACCGGAACAAGCACAGACTGATAAGTTGCTTGACCAAAGGAATGAGAGAGCAGAGGCAAGTGAAAAAAAAGAGGCAAGAAAACTTGCAGCTAAAAAGAGAGCTCGTAGACAAGGTGGAAGATTACTTTACTCTCAAGATAGAGCTGTTCCACAATTAGGAGTAGGAACTACATTAACTGAACAAAGTATGGTTAGAAACCCATACAACGATGAGAGGATGGCATAATGGGAGGATCACCAGCAAAAGTAATTAAGAAAGTTATCGAGGCTCCAGTTAAAATTATTTCTGGAGGTGGAAGTAAACCACCAGCAACATCACCAGTAGAAGATAGAAGATCTGAAGTTGCTAAAGAGACAGAACCAGCAGCAAAGAAAGTTGTAAGAACTATGAAGAGATCTACTAGAGCTACTAGAAAAAGAAGAGTTGGTGGATCATTAATAGGTGGAAGATTAGCCGGGTTTGTTCCAGATCCTAGAGGTGCAGAAGGTACTTCATATTCACCAATAAGAAATCCTAGAGATACATCTAAGTTAGGGAGTGCATAATGGATCATCACGAACAAGAATATATTAGAAATCCAAAGTACAGACCAAAGAATGAGGAAAATAATGGCTAGTCAATATCATACAACAAAAGACGGAAAGAAAGCTAAGAAGGGTTTGTATTATTATATAAATAGAAAAAAAAAAGCTGGGAAGTCAAATCCAAAATCTAAATCAACTATTTCTGATGAAAGCTATGCAAATATGAAAGCTGGTTTTCCTAAGAAGAAAAAAAGAAGGGAAGGGTTAGTATAATGTATAAAATGAAAATGAAAAAAAAATCTACTGCTAAAAAAAATCTTGCAGCAAAGTATGGTGATAAGAAAAAAATTACTAGAGGCGACATCATAGCAGCAGCTAAAGAAAATAAAAAGAAGGCATAACATGATCGTGTTTGGTCATACTCCTAGAGAATGGAAGAGAAGAGCATTACTTCACAAGTGGTGTATCTCATCTGTAATTATTAGTTTTGTTTTAGGAGCTGTAATATTTTAATGGGATTTTCTAAGGAACATAAAAATCCTAGTGGTGGTCTTAATGCTAGAGGTAGAGCTTTTTTTAAAAGAACTGAAGGTAGTAATTTAAAAGCACCAGTATCTAAGGGAACTAATCCGAGAAGGGTATCCTTTGCAGCGAGGTTCTCCAAAGTTAAAGGACCATTAATGAAAGATGGTAAACCAACAAGATTAAAACTTGCATTAAAGAAATGGGGTTTTGGATCTAAAGAGGCAGCAGCTAAGTTTGCTGCAAACAATAAGGCTAGAGCATAATGCATTTAAAAGCACAACAAGTATTAGATAGATCAAACAAAGCATTTACTCGTAAAGAGTTATGGAGAACTATCTATGAAGATTGTTATAGATATGCTTTACCACAAAGAAATTTATACGAAGGTTACTACGAAGGAAATGTTCCTGGCCAAAATAAAATGAACATGATCTTCGACAGTACAGCAATTCATTCCGTACAAAGGTTTGCTAACAGAATACAGTCTGGCCTATTTCCTCCATATAAAAAATGGTGCAGACTTGAGCCTGGGAATGAAATACCAACAGAGAGAAGAGCAGAGGTTCAGACAGCTCTCGACCTATATTTAGATAAAATGTTTAGTGTACTCCGTCAATCAAACTTTGATTTAGCTATAGGTGAATTTCTACTCGATCTCTGTGTTGGTACTGCTACAATGCTTATTCAACCAGGTGATGACATTAATCCAGTTAAATTTACACCAGTCCCACAATACCTTGTTGCATTAGAAGAAGGACCAAATGGAACTGTAGATAATGTTTATCGTAAATACAAAGTTAGAGCAGAGGCTATTACAAGACAGTTTCCAGATGCTAATATACCAGAGACTTTGCAAAGACAAATAGATGATAAACCACAAGAGCAAATAGAACTTATAGAGGCTGTTATCATTGATGTTGATCGTGGTGATTATTGTTACCATGTGTTACATGAAAAATCTAAAGAAGAGTTAGTATTTAGAAGAATGGATCAAAGTCCATGGATTGTAAGTAGGTATATGAAAATTCCAGGTGAAGTATTTGGAAGAGGTCCATTAGTTTCAGCATTACCAGATATTAAAACTTTAAATAAAACTTTAGAACTATTATTAAAAAATGCATCAATAGCTTGTGCTGGTGTTTATACAGCAGCAGACGATGGTGTTATTAATCCTTCTAATATTCGTATTCAACCTGGATCTATTATTCCAGTTGCAAGAAATGGTGGACCACAAGGTGCATCATTAGCTCCATTACCTAGATCTGGAGATTTCAATGTATCTCAAATCGTTATTAATGATTTAAGAATGAATATTAAAAAGACTTTACTAGATGATACTTTACCACCAGATAATATGTCAGCTAGATCTGCAACAGAGATTGTAGAAAGAATGAAAGAACTTGCTCAGAATATGGGTGCTGCATTTGGTAGACTTATAACTGAGACGATGGTTCCAATCATTCGTAGAACACTCTTCATTATGGATCAAAAAGGAATGATCCAGCTCCCTTTGAAGGTTAATGGGCTAGAGGTTAAAGTTACTCCTGTTAGCCCATTAGCAAAAGCACAAAATTTAGAAGAGATAAATGAAGTTATGCAATTCTTTCAAATAGCAAACTCATTAGGACCAGGAGGTGTTGCAGAATTAAAACCAGATGCTATAGCAACTTATGTTGGTGATAAACTTGGTATACCATCTGAACTTAGAACTACACCAGAAGAGAAACAACAAGTATTACAACAAAGCATGGCAATGTTCTCACCAGAGGCAGCTATGCAAGGTGCACCAGGAGGAGCTCCGGCAGCACCTACACCACCAAGCAATGAACCAGTAGAGGCAGTAGAAGAACAATTAACATCATGAAACAAGGATGGGATGGCATAGAATTTTTAGATGTAAAATCTAAGAGTGAACCAAAAGATACAGAGTTAGAAACTAATAAATCTTTTGCTAGAACTTTTGAAACAGAAGAAGGTAAAAAGGTTTTAGAGTTTCTAATTAAAAAAACATTAGAACAACCAACATGGGTTCCTGGTGGTGATCATTCTTTTGGTTATGTGAGAGAAGGACAAAATAGTATCATCAGAGAAATCCAAACTAGAATAGAGAGGGCAAAACAATGAACGCAGAAAATGAAGGCTTGATTGCAAATGTATCTCCACAAGAGGAAGAGCAATCACCTAATCCAGAAGAGACAGTAGTATCTCATATTGAAGAGGAAAATAAAACTGTTGAACAAGCAAAAGCAGAAGAAGAAAAAGTTACTTTAGAAAAACCAGAATACTTAGAAGATAAATTTTGGGATCCAGAAAAAGGAGTTAAGACTGAAGAACTAAATCATTCTTACAAAGAATTACAAAAACAATTTTCTATGGGTAAACACAAAGCACCTAAAGAATATGACCTAAATGTGTTAGAGGATGTAGATGTAGAAAATGATGAATTAGCACAATTCTTTATGCAATGGGCTCAAGAAAATAAACCAACACAAGGTGCATTTAATGATCTTGTAAATAAATTTAAAGAATTATCTGTAGCTCAAGAGCAAGAAGATAGTATTGATATTGAGGCTGAGACTAAACAATTAGGTCCTAATGCAGATCAAATTATTAAAGGTATTACTGATTGGGGTAAAGGATTAGTAAGCAAAGGTGTTTGGTCAGATCAAGATTTTGACGAATTTAAAGTATTTGCTGCTACAGCTAACGGCATCAATGCATTAAATAAAATCAGAAAATACTATGGTGAACAGACTATTCCTACTGCTCCAGCAGATGTAGATGGTGCTGTAAGTAAACAAGAACTGTACGAAATGGTGTCAGATCCTAAATATAAAACAGATCCAGCTTTCCGTAGAAAAGTAGAACAGTCATTTGCTAAAGCATTTCCAGGTACAGTTAATAATGAATATTAGAAATTAGACTTGATTTAATTTTTAAATTATCATATTTCTATAACTGAAGATAACCGAATTATTTTTGGCCTTCTGGCTGGTGGGCAACTACACCATTTTTTGTCAGCCGGGCTTTACCCGACAACTGCAAGTTAAGTAAAACTGTGTTAACAAAGGAGAAAAAGTATGGCACAATCAATAACCAATGCTTTTGTAACTTTGTTCGATGCCGAGGTAAAACAAGCATATCAAGGTGAAAGCTCACTTTTAGGATGTGTAAGGCTAAGACAAGGTGTACAAGGCAACACTTACAAGTTTCCAAAACTTGGTAAGGGGTCTGCTACTGCTAGAATACCACAGACTGATGTTACTCCATTAAATGTAACATACAGCCAGGTAACGGCAACTATGTCAGACTACAATGCTGCTGAATACTCAGACATCTTCCATCAAGCAAAAGTAAACTTTGATGAAAGACAAGAGCTTGTTCAAGTAGTATCTAAAGCAATCGGTAGAAGAATGGACCAACTAATCATTGATGGATTAAATGGTGCATCTTCACCTTCAACTGTAGCTAAAACAGTAGTAACATCTGGATCAGCAGCAGCATCTAACTTAAATGTTGGAAAGCTAATCGCTGCTAAAAAAGCTCTTGATGCAAACAATGTTCCGTTTGATGACAGACACATTGTTGTTCATGCTAATAACCTTTCTGGTTTATTAGGTGATGAGAGAGCAATTTCTGGAGACTTCGCAACTGTGAAGGCTTTGGTTGCTGGTGAGATCAACACTTTCTTAGGTTTCAGATTTTATGTAATCGGAGACAGAGATGAAGGTGGTCTACCATTATCAACAAACGACAGAAGTGTGTTTGCGTTCCATAGATCAGCAATAGGTATGGCAACTAACATGGCACAAAAAACTGAGATCAACTATGTTCCGGAGAAAACTTCGTTCTTAGTTAACTCTATGTTTAGTGCTGGTGCTGTAGCGATTGATGACGAAGGTATCGTTAAAATCACTTGTGATGAAAGCTAATAGAGGAGAATAATTATGGCTTATACTAAAGTAAACTTACAACCAATCGGTGGTCAAGCTAAAGCTGGTAATGCTCCTCAAATGTGGAGTTACACAGCTCCTGGTACTGATGCAATCGCAGACATTAATACATCTGGCTATTTCAATGATGCTAGTGATGTATTAAAAGTTGGTGATTTAATTCATGTATGGGATAGCTCTGTACCAACATCGACACTTGTTACTGTTTTAAGTAACGCAAGTGGAGTTGTTGATGTATCTGATGGAACAGCTCTATCAGTTGCAGACGCAGACTAATAAATAGACAAGGAAGGGCCTTCGGGCCCTTCTTTTTAATTATAGGATTATTATGGCAAGTGGAGATACAAATGTAACAATCTGTAACCAAGCATTAAATTTGCTCGGTGCTGATACTATTTCATCTTTCTCAGATACTACAAATGATGCTGCAACTGTCTGTAATAATATTTACGAAACTGTAAAACGACAAACTCTTTCAATGTACCCTTGGTCATTTGCAATGACTAAAGTACAACTATCTAGATCAGCTACTACTCCAGTTAATGAATGGGCATATCAATACGATTTACCATCTACTGCTTTATCTGGAACTCCAGTACAAGTTTATAATTCTAGCTCGACAAGAGTATTACCAATACAAAATTACGAATTACTATATACGGCCTCTGGTCCAACAATAGCTACAAATGAAGAGAAGATCTATATTGATTATATAACTTCTGCAATAACTGAAGGTGTTATGCCTTCTTATTTTGTTCAACTGCTAACATACATGATGGCATGGCATTTAGCAGAACCAGTAACAGATCAAATTACTAAATCTGATTACTGGAGAAAAGTGGCTGTTGGGACCGAGACGGAGAATGGTAGGGGTGGGTACTTCCGTCAAGCAACAAATGTTGATGGTAGAGGTAAACCTAATTATTTTATAACTGATTTTCCATTAACAGATGTTAGAAATTAATGAGCAGAGCTGTAACGATACAATCAAACTTTACAACGGGTGAGATAGATCCGTTACTAAAATCTCGTATAGATATTAATCAATATTATAATGCATTAGAAGAGGCTAGAAATGTTTTGATACAGCCACAAGGTGGTGTTGAGAGACGACCTGGTTTACAATTTATTAATGAGATACCAAGTGCTGCATCACCTGGAGATGGATTTAAGTTAGTACCTTTTGAATATTCAACTACACAAAGTTATATGTTGTTATTTACAAACAACAGAATGTATGTTTACAAAAATAAAGAATTAGTAACTAATATTAACGGATCTGGTAATGATTATTTAACAACTACTATTGCAGCAGCTAGAATAGCTAACATGGATTTTGCACAATCAGCAGATACTTTGATTGTTGTAGAAGAGGACATGGCTCCAAAAGAAATTGTTAGAGGTGCAAGTCATAGCTCATGGACAATATCAGATATAACATTTGATCATACACCTAAATATCCTTTTACTATTTCTACAACATCTGGAACATCAACTTTAACTCCCTCTGCTGTAGATGGTAATATAACACTTACAACTGGATCTGCTTTTTTTACAACTGGTTCAAGTCAAGTTGGTCAGTATGTAGAGGCCAATGATGGATTAGGTAGAGCAAGAATAACTAATGTAACATCTACTACTGTTGTAGAGGCTATAGTTGAAATACCTTTTTTTAATACAAATGCTATTGCAAGTGGTTCATGGTTTTTAGAAACTGGGTATGAAGATACTTGGTCCTCAACAAAGGGTTATCCTAGATCAGTAACTTTCCATGAAGGAAGATTATATTTTGGTGGAGCTAAATCTAGACCTAATACTTTGTTTGCATCTAGAGTAGCAAGATTTTTTGATTTTAATCCAGGTGAAGGATTAGATGATGATGCTATAGAAGTTACAATAGCAACAGATAGTACAAATGCTATAACTGGTTTATTCTCTGGTAGAGACTTACAAATCTTTACAAAAGGTGCAGAATATTTTTTACCACAGTCTACACTAGATCCTATTACTCCATCTAATGTTGTAATCAATGGTGCAACAAGAAGAGGATCTAAAGAAGGTATAAAACCAGTTGGTGCTGAAAGTGGAACTTTATTTATACAAAGAGCTGGTAAGGCATTAAGAGAATTTTTATTTAGTGATGTAGAGTTATCATACATATCAAACAATATTTCATTGTTATCTTCTCACTTGCTCAAGTCCCCTAAGTCAATGGCATTGCGAAAAGCAACATCAACGACTGATGGGGACTTATTGTTATTAGTGAATGATACAGACGGGTCCTTAGTTACTTATTCTATTTTAAGAGGACAAAATGTTATTGCTCCAAGTTTAAATACAACAGATGGAACATTTGAAGGTGTAGCTGTAGATGTAGATCAAATCTATGTTGTAGTAAAAAGAACTATTAATAGTGCTACAAAATATTATGTAGAAGTTTTAAATGATGACAACACAACAGATTGTGCAAAGTTATTATCTGGTGCAAGTAAACCATCAACAACTACTGTAACTGGATTAAGTCATCTTCAAGGCAAGACTGTTAAGGTTATAGCTGATGATGCTATGCAATCAGATAAAACAGTTAATGCATCTGGTGAAATTACATTAGACGCAGTACCTACAACTTATGTTGAGATAGGATTAAATTATACACCTAGTGTAAAAACCTTACCGGTAGAATTAAAATTACCTAGTGGTAATATTATGGCTCAAAGGAAAAGAATTGTAGAGGCTACAGCTAATTTATATCTCTCGCAAAATTTAACATTAAATGGTAATGATTTCTTATTTACAGCCGGTGATTTTTTTACTGGAAAAAAAAGAAGGAAACCAATGTTAGGATATGATAAAGAAGGACAGATGACATTTTCCCAGTCTCAACCTTTATTTTTTACATTATTGGGAATAGAATTTAAAGTGAGTGTAGGACAGTAATATGGCAAATCCATTTGTATACATAGCAGTTATAGCATCAATGGGAAAAGCATACGCAACTTATCAAGCTGGTATGGCCCAAAAAGCATATTATGATGGCAAGGCTGATTTTGCTAAACTTCAATATAAAGAAAAACAAATTGAGGCTAAAGAGGCTGGAGTAGAGGCATTAAAAGAAACTAACAAAGCATTGTCTACAATTATAGCTAAAGCTGCTGCTGGAGGAACTTTACCAGAAGAAGGATCTAATCTTGTTGCACAAACAATGTCAATTAGAGAAGGTGCAGAAGATTTTCAAATGGCAAAACTTAATGAAGAGATTATTCAAAATTTAGGATTGATAGAATTTAAAAACTTAAAACAAGCTGGTAAGATAGCTAAACAAGCTGGTATTATGAGTGCTATATTTGGTTTAGGTACAGACATAGGACAGATAGGTATGAAAACTTATACTCCTCCTAAAGATACAAACAAAAAGGATTTAGCATAATGGGAGTAAGAAAACAATTTCCTGGAGGAATGGTAAAAGGTGTTAGTATACCTGGACAAAGTTTTTCTAACTTTCAACAAGCATCATCTAGTTTCAATACATTAGCAAGTAAATTAGATCGTATGGTTAACTTTGCTGTTAGTGAAGGTGAGAAAGTTGCTGTTGCTCAAGGTGCTGAGTATGCTGCTGCTAATCCTATATCGGTCCAACAATATTATGATGCTAATCCAGAAGAAAGAGAAAAAATGGTGGGAGGTGATAAGTACACTTCTTACGGCAAAGCATTAAGAGCAGCACAGATAAATTTTCTAGCTACAGACTTAGCAATCAAAGCTGAGAAAGATATGGTTAAATTAAAAACTATAGCTGTTGGTTCTAATATGGATGTTGAAATGTATGAGGCTGGTTTAGATGGAATTGTAAAAGGATATACAGATGCAATGGCTGATACTGATGCAGAGGCAGCAATATCTGTAAAAGCTAAAATAGCATCTTCAGCTAATACTTATTATACATCTTACCTTGATGATAAAATCAAAGATTACAAATCACAACAAAAATTAAATGCTATTGAGTATGGAGAAACTAAAATAGCTCAAATATCAGATGAACTAAAAGCTGGTGTTGAAAGATCATTGTTATTAGATACCGGTGAAGATTATGAAGAATTTGATATTGATAAACATTTTGCAATTAAGAAAGAACAATATCTTGCAGAACTAAAAAAGAAAGATCCAGGCAAAGAATATATAAAAGGATGGATTGCTAGATGGGATGCTGAAGTTATACAAGAAAAGAAAAATTATATGTATAGCAAATATGTTAATACAGATGAAAACTTGTCAAGCACAATAAAAGCAAGAGCAATATATAAGGAAGTACAAAATGGTAATTTTGAAGGTAACAAAGAATTACAAAAAATATTTAATAGCTTAGACGATGAAGAGAAAAAAGATTTTGTAAATCAAGTTAGAGATTGGAGAAACAATTTAATTGACGATAAAAAAATAGAACAAGAAGATGATGAAAGAGATTTAACACAAACTAAATCTACTTTTATGAAACAATATTTAGAGTATGAAGAAAATAATGATGTAGCCGGTGCTAAAAAATTAATTAAAGATGCTTATGCTATTGATGAAAAGTTAGGTAATGAATTAAAAGTATTATTTAATACAGAAAAAGAAGAAGGTAAATTCTTTAATCAAGAAACAAAAGACGATTTATATTTTGATTATTTGCAAAATAAACTTAGCCAACAAGAAGTTTTTGATGCAGCTAAAGAAGGATTAATATCTAGAGAAACAGCATTAGATTTAACTAGCAGATTAGCTACAAAAAATAGTGCTATTTATACAAAAGCAGATTTAGAACTTAGAAGATTATTAGGTGTACCAGAACCAGAGGCAATAAATTCTTCTATATTAAAATCTAAAAAATACAGAGAGTATATTAGAGCATCTGGTGAGCTTATAAAATATTATAATAAAAATTCTATGAACCAAAGTTTAACTGGTGAAACTTTATTACAATATGCTCAAGGTTTAGTTACTACACAAAAAACAACTGATATAGAAAAAGAAGAATTTAAAAATAATGCATTAGAAATTATTGGTACTTCTCCACAAGGATTTAATCTTGATAGCTCAGACTGGGAAAATTATTTTAGAAATTTTTATAATAAAAATTATACATCTGCTAGTTATGATTTCTTTGATTTTAATGATAAAGGAAAATTAGATTTATTAATTAAAGAATTAAAAGAACTTAAATTAATGAAACCAGGTACAAGATATAAACCTGGAACTGTTCCACCAAGTCAATTAGAAGTTGGATCTGGTGTTCCATTAGTAGGTACAGATAAATTTGAAAGACCTAATGGTATAACAGATGATCAATTAGATATATTAATAACTAGATTGGAAGATTTAAAATAATGAATGATTTAGAAAAAGCATACATTAATTATTTAGATAGCTTAGAAGTTGATAGTGTACTTACAAAGGATGGTTACACTATAAATAAAAAAGGTTATGAAATATTTGGTGTTAATCTAGAAGAGGCTGAGAAGGGTGCAGAAAAAGTATCTGAGGTTATGTCAGATATAGGGACCGGTATAAAAAGAGGTGGAGCTAAATTAGTTGAAGGTGCTGGATCTCTTGCATTAGCTGGATTAGAAAAATTAGATTTAATCTCAGATGGATCTGTACAAAAATTTGGTGAGTTTTTTGCTAAAGAAGTTTATCCAAGAATGGGAGAGACAAAAGGATTACCTGGAGACTTAACAGAAGGAGTTGTACAATTTCTTACTCCAGGTGTCGGATATTATAAATTATTTGGTACATTAATGAAAGTACCTAAAACTGCTAGTACAATAAGAAAGTTTTTAAATAATGTAGGAAAAGTTACAGCAGCAGAGGCAGCAGCAGTTGGTACAGCTCAAGTAGCTGGTGATCCAAACTTTGCTGGTTTTTTAGTAGAGCTTTTAGATATAGATATAGAAAAAGCAAATGGCCTTACAAAAGAGTTTGCAACATTTTTAACTACACCAGAAACATCTAAAAATGCAGATGCAGTATTAAAAGATAAAGTAAAAGCAATAGTTACTGATACACCAGTAGCTTGGGCAGCAGAAGGTTTAGTAGCTTTTGCAAAAATATTAAAAGGTATAAAAGGTGATCCTAAAATAGAAGAAGAAGTATTTGATATTAATAATCCACCTCCAGGTGCTATTGAAGAACCAATGCCACAAAGAGGAGATCCAGATTTTCAAGAAACAGTAACAGATCCTAACGCAGATATTAAACAAGAATTAAAGGATGATATAACTGCACAACTAAAAATGGATGATGTATCTAGTTTATTTAATACAATTACTAAAAACCCAGAAGGATTTTCTGTTACAATAAATGGCAAAACTCCGGCAGATTTAGGGTATGAAGGTGGCTATATGGTAGCACCTTTGAAACAAACTGAAATAGTGTTTGATAGTAAAACATTTAGTAATGCAGATGTTGAAAAACTACTAGATAATGTAGAGGCTTTAGAAAAAACATTAGATGGTAGATATGCTGAAGTTTATGCTGGTGGATGGTTAGAAAATGGTAAATATTATCTAGATGCATCTGTTAGAATTGACAACCTAGATGATGCTCTGTATATTGCCCAGAGTGGAAATCAATTAGGAATATTTGACTTAAAGGAGTTTAAAACCATTGACACAAAAGAAGGCATCGAACAGCTCAAACAAACTGGATCTTATAGCTCTACCAAAGACAGCAAACAGAGAGCAGAGACGAAAGCTATTGGTGAAGGCTTTGAAAAAGCAAGGATGGAAACTGAGGGAGGATCCGAATGATACCAAAGGACAACCTTCTCAACAAGGATAATAAATTAGAAGATAAAGATCTTACTTTTCTAGATCAAGTTTTACCAGAACCAAAACCTTTAGTACCAGATACATCTGAAGATAAATCTATTGAAACTGTAGAAAGTGAAAAAGAATATATTGAACCTCAAGAACAAGAGGAAATTCTTTTAGCTGGACCAATCCCTAAAAATTTTAAAATAAAAAAGAAAACTCTTACAGATAAGAGTGCAGATGATTTGACTAATAAAGAATTAGGAGATCAACAACAAGAGCAATTAAAAACAAAAACAGAAGGAGAGACTTTTGTATTTGAACAAGGAACTGGTAAAGCAATATTTTCTGATTTTACAGATGAGCAAATGCTTGACATTGAAAAATCATTACAAAAATTTGGTTTAGGTGATTTAGATCCAACAAAAAAAAGATCTTTAAAATTTATATTTGATGAGCTTGATGCAGATATAAAAGGAAACAAATTATTAGATACAAACAAATTTTCAGATTTAGTTACAAAATTTATTCCTAAAGGAAAAACAACTACTATTAAAGATATAATGGAAGAGGCATCTAATCTTAATAGATCTGATGTTTATATGAAACTTCTAAAATTAAAAGAAGGCCAAACTGTTGATATACCTACAATGGTCCGAGGTGTTATGGAGGCAAAACTTTTATATATTAAATTAAGAGACATAGGATTAAGAGCAGCAGAAGGTAAATTTACAGAATTAGATAAACAACAATTTTATCAACTATATAGATTATGGGGTTCTCTGTATGCAAAAACAGCCGGAGATATTAGCTCTAGAGCATCTGGAATGAGAGTAATACAATCTATTGATAAACCTACAAAAGAAGGTGCTGAAGATATTATAAAATTATTAGAAGATGAAATGGGAGCAGATTTTTCAGATGAAGGTTTCCAAAGATTTACTCAAGCATTTGTTGAGCTAAAACCATTTCAAGCTGGTAAGATGGTTAAAGATAGTTATGGTAAAAAACTTAGAGATGCTTGGGCAGAAGTCTGGGTTAACTCAATGTTATCTTCTCCAATAACTCATGCTGTCAATGTTGTAGGTAACACTACATTTAATTTATTAAGAATATCTGAATATGCTATTGCTGCTGGTATTAATAAAGTACCAGGATTAGGTGGTCCAGATGGTGTAGCTTTTTCTGAAGTTATGCAAATGATTATGTCAATGAAAACCGGCACAAGATTAGGTTTTGAAAACATGACAAAGGCTATAAAAAGTGGAGGCCAAGTACAAACAACAAAATTAGATTTAAGAAAAACAAATGCTTTTGGTAAACGATTATTACCAGAAGGTATGCAAAATAATTTTTATGGTAAATCTTTAGAGTTTATGGGCTCTATGTACAGACTACCTGGTACTGCATTAGTAGCAGAAGATGAATTTATGAAGGGTATTTTGTATAGAATGGAATTAGAAAGAATAGGTAAAGTAAAATATAATGAACATTTAAAATTAAATCCAGGTGATGTTGATGGTGCTGAAAAAGCATTTTTAGATACAGTTAATAATCCTAACAATGCTACAGTTGATGAGGCTCAACAATTTGCATTAGAAGGTACATTCCAACAAGAATTACCAGATGGTGTTTTAAAAAAATTTCAATCTGTATTTAATATTCCAGAAATGAAATTATTTGTTCCATTTTATAAAACAATCACAAACATATTTTTAGAAAGCAGCAAAAGAAATCCAGTTATAATGGCTCCTTTTATTGCTGGTAATCCTAAATTAAAAGCAGACTTTTTAGGTAAAAATGGAAAAAGAGCACAACAATTAATGTTAGCTAAATTATCTACTGGTACTTCTTTAATGGTAGGTTTTGGTATGTATGCTTATGGTGTTAATCAAAATAGTAGTGATTTTATGATAACGGGTATGGCTCCATATAATAAAAAAGAAAGAGAAATGTTTTACAGAGAAGGATTACAACCATACTCATTATGTGAAAAAAAAGGTAACACTTTTAAATGTACATCGTATTCAAGATTTGACCCAGTATCATCTTTGTTAGCTATCTCTGCTGATTTTGCATACTTATCAAGTAGGCCAGATCAATATGGTAGAGTAGGTTATGGAAATGAAATGGCTAATATGGCTGCTGCTGCATTAGGATCTATATTTCCATATTTAACACAACAACCATTTTTAACTGGACTACAAGAAATATCTAGAGTGTTTCAACCAGGTGCATTTGATCCAGCAAATGTTGGTGGTTCAGCTTTTGCATTTTTAACAGAGAAAGTTTCTGAAGGTGCATTGGCTTTAGTGCCAGGAAACTTAGGAAGTTTTGGTAGATATTTACAAAGGATGCAAGATAATACAATTTATCAAACAGATATTACTGCATCTCAAGATGCATGGTACAGAGAAACTTTTGGAGAGAATGAAGATATACCTTTACCAATTAGAAAATTCTATAAGGCTTATAATGGTATGATGTTGCAAAGCCCATTCTTTAATGAAAAATTAAGACCTAAATTAAATTTTTGGGGTGAACCAATTAAAGGACCAGAGCAAGGTTATTTATCACCTATTAGAGTTAAAAATTCTAAATACAAAAAAGTAGATGAAATGTTAGTTAAGTTAGGTTTTGGTATTGCAATGCCTAGAGCATATATAGCTGGAATACCATTAAACCAAGATGAGTATTATCAATATATAAAACTAATGAATAAAAACAACGAAATGTTAGATGAATTAAATACATTGGTATTAGACCCAGACTTCCTTACTACATCTATAGAAGATCCAGATACTGCTTTAAACGACATACAAAGTGTTGTAGAAGGATTTAGACAAGAGGCACAAGAATTATTTTTATCAGATCCTAAGAATAAAAATTTCTTAGCAAGAAAAACAAAGATTGATAATATGAAAAATGAAAGAATTAAAAAGAGGTTACAAAATAATTAATGGCTACATTTAATATCAATGAAGTTGCAAGACGAGCTCAGTATACATCTACTGGCCAAGATGGTCCTTATGCTTTTAACTTCCAGGTAAATGCTGCATCTGAATTACAAGTTTACAGAAATGATAATTTGCAAACAGACAGCACACACTACAATGCTACAGTAGGTGCAGACGGAACCGGGTCTATAACTTTTATTGATGATAGTGGATCGGGTGGAACAGACCATACTCCAGTCAATGGAGATCTAATTACTATTATTGGTGATCAACCATTATCTAGAACAACAGT